TTATTGAATATTCTCCTATTATAGGACTTGGAGTAACCTTACCACAAGCAATTTCTGGTTTAACAACAACAACTCAATATAGTATTTTAACAGTTGATGACAATTCTTTTAGATTATGCGATTCTGGTATTGGAGGAACAAATACAACTAATTTTGATCAAGGAAATTATGTAAATTTAAATTCTCAAGGGACTGGAATTCAACAATTTAAATATCCAAATTTGGAGGTAGTTGTAGAATTTACTTCTGCAGGTATTGGGACTGATACTCAATCTCAAGTTATTACTGCAACACCAGTGGTTAAAGGAGAAATTATCGATCTTTACTTATATGAAGAAGGAACTAAGTATGGATCAGAAACTTTAAATTTTGAAGCAAAGCCTAGAATTAATGTAAAGGACGGTAATAATGGACAAATTGCTCCTATTATTTTAAATGGATCTGTTATTGATACTAATCTTCAATTTGGTGGTTTTGATTATTTTTCTACTCCTACACTAAAAGTTATTGATCCTACAGGATATGGATCTGGTGCTGAACTTAGATCTATTGTTTCTAGTGATGGAAAAATATCTGAAGTTAAAGTTGTTAATCCTGGTATTGGATATTCTACTTCTAGTAGAATAGAGATAACTTCTTCTGGAAAAGGTGCAATATTTGACTCTAGTGTTAGAGAATTGATTGTAAATAATGTAGATAGAGTTTCTAACAAAAATTATGATGTACTTAAAGAATCTGATAATGGATTGAGTTATAATGTAAGTGCATATTATTCTACAATACAAGATTCTTTTCAAGAGGATGAAAATGTTGCATCAAAAATAATTGGTTGGGCATATGACGGAAATCCTATATATGGACCATATGGAATTTCAGATATTGATAATCTAAATTCTCAAATTAAAACAATTTCTTCCAGTTATTCTAGTAGTTTAAGTAATATAGTTGATAGACCATCATCTTCAAGTTTTCCTCTTGGATTTTTTGTAGATGATTATGTTTACGATGGATCTGGAGATTTGGATAAAAATAATGGAAGATTCTCCAAAACACCAGATTTTCCAAATGGAATATATGCATATTATTCCACAATAGATTCATTTACAAATAATCCAGTGTTTCCTTACTTTATTGGAAATACTTTCAGATCTAATACTTTAGATGAAAATAAAACTTTAGATCAAAGTTTTGATTTTAATAATTCAAATCTTTTTAGAAATACTCTTCCATATAAAGTTTTGGATAAAAATTCTGGCAATGACTTTTTGACAGAAAGTAATGAAATCACTAGACAAAAAATAAAAGTCGAATCAGTCACTAAAGGAAAAATAAGTAAATTTGATATTATTAATTCTGGAAAAAATTATAAGATAGGGGATAAATTATTATTTAAAAGTAATGAAGATAATATAATTGGAATAGAAGAGACTCAAGCAAAAGTATCTTCTATTAAAGGAGAATCAATAACTCAATTGGAAACTATAAAGGAAACTTTTAATGATGTAACATTAATATGGAATAATGATAGAGTAGTTGGAAATATAGTAAATCATCAAATAAAAGATGAAGGTTTTGTTACTATTTCTGGATTTAGTACAACAAACCTTTCAAATTTAAATGGATTTTTCCAAGTCTCAGTTAATTCTATACAAAATGAAATTTTAATAGAAAATATTCCTTCATCTGGAGCTGCTTCAACAGAAATTTATCTTTCAAATATTCCAGAATCAATTTCTGTAGGTAGTAGTATAAGTATTGGAGCAGAAACATTACAGGTTTTAAATATATTTCCTGATGAAAATATTCTTAGAATAAAAAGAGGAAACGTAGGACTTTCTCACACTATTGGAGATTTAGTTTCATTTGGGAATGATTCATTTGAAATTGATAAAAAAATAGGTTATTTTGAATCGAAATTAAATAGAAAAATTTATTTTAATCCCAATGAAACAGTTGGTGTTGGAACTACTTCCGGATCAGCATTCGATACATCTTTTGATTTTGCTAATAGAAATTTAGTCAGAAGTATTCCCACACAAAGAATATACTTAGAATCTCATGGATTGAAAGATAATCAACTCATTACTTTTAATACTGGTGGTAATATAACGCTTTCTATATCGACTTCCTCAGAAGGAACTCCTTTCAATATATCGTCACCATCAAATTTCTTTGTCGTTAATAAGTCCCCAAATACAATAGGAATTAAAACATCATTAATTTCTGATGAACTTTTCTTTAGGACAAATGGTGATAATGAAGATGACTATTTCTTTGAAACTAATTTTGATGAGAGAAAGGGAAAGGTTGAGAAAATAACAACTACACTATCAATATCAACTAGTCATGGATTAACGGTCGGAGATCAAATTGAATTAAATGTAAAACCGAATTTTTCTGTTGGAATTGGAACATCTACGCACGTTAAACTAACTAGAAATAATATTACAGATAATCTGCAAATAAACTCTATTGGATTTAGTTCTGTAGGAATCAATACTAATAGCAATCAAATTCAATTACCTAATCATGAATTGATAACAGGTGATAAAGTATTTTATGAATCGAGTGAAGTTGCTTCCGGATTAGAAACTGGTTCTTATTTTATTTTTAGAATTGATGATAATAATATCAAATTGTCAAAGACTTATAATAATTCAAAATTAAATCCACCTATTACTGTAGATATACTTGATGTTGGTGGAACTACTCAAAAAATATCTAAAATTAATCCACAAATAAAAGTAATAAAAAACAATAATTTAGTTTTTGATGTATCGGATACATCATTAAGTGGATATCAACTTAAATTTTATTATGATAAAGAATTTGTAAATGAGTTTGTATCTATTGCATCGACATCATCATTTAATGTAATTGGAGTTGGAACTATTGGTGTTTCGGCAGATGCAAAAATAACTTTGAATTATGATTCGGAAATTCCAGATAGAATTTATTATAATTTGGAAAAAACTGGAAAGATTAATAAATTTGATACTGATGTAAGTTATTATTCGGAAATATTATTTACAAATAGTTTGTATAATAATTCATATACAGTTTCCGGTATCGGATCTACAACTTTTGATATAGGACTGCAAAATTTACCAGAAAAACTTTCATACACATCATCAGATTGTGATGTATTGGAATATGATACAACTTCAAATTCTGCAAAGGGATCAGTAGATAAAATTGACTTAATTTCTGCAGGTTCCGGATATAAGAAGATTCCAGAAGTTTATGGTACAAATTCTACAGAAGGTGATAACCTTTATGCAATTCCAGTTTCAGAAAGTATTGGTAATATTGATGATGTTAGAGTTATTAATCAAGGATTTGAATATTCATCAGATAAAACCTTACAACCTAAAGCATTTATCTCACCTCAATTAACTTTAACAAATTCAAATTCTATAGGTATTGTGACTGTTGTTGATGGCGGTAAAAATTTCATAACACCACCAGAAATTATTGTCGTTGATAATTCTACAAGAACTATAGTCGATAATGGCATTCTAAAATCTGTTCTCAGTGGAAGTTCTATTAATTATATTGAAATTGATGTTTCACCAAAAGGAATTTCAAATGAATCTGCAGAATTATTTACTGTAAACAATAGTAATGGAATTAGTGTTAAATCGGTCAAATCAGTTGCAACTGGAATATTTACATGTGTACTTACGACACCAGGTCCAGGATTTAGTACAAATCCATTTTCTATAGGGGATGAAGTTTTTATTGAAGGAATTCAAATTGATGAAGTTGCAGGAATTCAAGCAACTGGATCATCTGGAGACGGATTTAATTCAAGTGATTATGGATATAAATTCTTTAAAATAACCAATTATAGAGATAAATTTACATCAAATACTTCTGATGATGAAGTTACTTTAGACATATCTAATCTGACATCAAATACGGGTATTGCAAAACAAATTCAAGATTCTACAGGTGTAATTGTTAATAGATCTAATTATCCAAGTTTTAATATTTCCTTAGAAAAATCACTTTTCCTAGAAGGAGAAACCTTAATATCTAATGGAATTGAAAGGGACCTTATAGTGCTTGAATATGATGATAGTTCATCAGTTAAAGTTTTTGGGTCATATGACTTATCTTTAGGGGAAGTTATTACAGGAAAATCATCTGGTAATGTTGCTACAATTAATAGTATTGTAGAATATGATGGTTATTTTAAAGTAGATTATTCTACAAGAAAAAATGAAGGATGGAGTAAAGATACTGGAAAGTTGAGTGAAGACTATCAAGTTCTTCCTGATAATGATTATTATCAAAATCTTTCTTATTCGATTAAAAGTTCACAACAGTGGGAAGATATTAAATCTCCAGTAAATAATTTAGTACATATATCCGGACTTAAAAATTTCTCAGATACACAAATTATTTCCGATTCTAAAAATAATGTTGGAGTCAATAGTACAAATGATCAGACTCTTATTGTAAAAGATATTATTGAAGAAAATAGAGTTGATACTATTAATAATTTTGATTTTGTAAAGGATGTTGACGTTCTGAATAATATATCAAGATTTTTAAAATTAAAATCGAAAAAACTTTCAAATTTCACAGAAGTTGGATCTAATATCGTATTAAAAATTGATGATATTTCAAACCAATTCTCAAGGGCAGAATCTGAACCTGTAGAGTATGTCAATATTCTACAGACAAATTTTTCTGATCCATATGTAAATTACTTGTTGAAAGTAAGAGGTTTGAATAATAATCAAATTCAGTTGACAAATTTAATTATTATTAATGATGAAAATAATGAAAATTCTTTTATTCTTGACAAATCTTCAATATTGAATGATGGTTTATCGACTTCTAGAAGTTCTTATGAAGGTGAGTATGGTGAATTTGTTGTGGAAACAGATCTTTTTGGTGACTCATATTTAAAATTTATACCAACAGATCCATTTAACATTGAATATGATATTAAATTTGTTGAGAAAAAATTTACTTATGGTTTTGGATCCGGAACATTCTCTAACGGATTTATAGACATCATATCAGATTCTAGAGAAGTTCTTACTGGTGTAACAACAGAAATTGTTGGTGTTTCTACAGAAAATATAAGTTCATTTTATGTAAATGCTCATATTATGGAAGAAACTGGATCTAAAATGAATGCGGTTGAATTATATGTGACTCAGGATGGAAATAATACAAATATTTCAGAATATTACTTTGATACTAGTAAATTTAATAGATCTATGGATTTGATAGGATCTTTTACTGCTGATATTGATGGTGGATTATTTAAATTAAAATATCAAAATAATAGTTCTCTAGATGTTATAGTCAAAAGTAGGATAGTTGGATTTGGAAAAACTTCAGTTGTAGGTGTAAGCACTTATAGATTTAAATCTACTCAGCAACCTGATGGTTCTGAAAGAACTGCTCTTTATCAGTCCGGATTTTCCACGACAACTTCTGGAATATCAACATCTGTATTAGCACTTAACAAAAATAATTTTGATTCTGTCAAGTCACTAATTGAAGTTGGGGTAGGTACAGTTAAATCCATCCACCAAATTCTTTTAATCCAGGATGGTTCTGATGTATATACACAACAGAGTCAATTTATGACTATTGAAAATGACTTGGGAATTGGAACATTTGGTGGACAGTATACGGGAAGTGATTTTGAATTAATGTTCTATCCAGATTCTAATGTAACTGATGATATTAATATTACATCTTTCAATGAATGTCTTTATTCTGATGTCGATTTCATAAACAAACCTAATGATCTTATATATGGAAAATCAATTGATACTGTTAAAACATCACAATATTTTGCTATAAATGGTGAAAGAATTAATAGGAAAAATTTTGTTTTAAGAAATAATAATATTCCAATTTTTGCAAAAACATTTGATCCTTCAGATTCTAGTATTTTAAACTCATCTACAGGAGTATTTTCGATAGATAATCATTTCTTTAGTGATAATGAAGAAATTATATACACTCCAAAATCAACTTTCGTTGGAATTGGTTCAACACCTTTAATGTATAGCAATGGATCAACAGTTGATGTATTGTCTTCTCCGATCTTTATTAAAAATAAAACGGATAGTACTTTCCAAATTTCTACAACTAGAGATGGAACAGCAGTTACTTTCGTTTCACTTGGAGAAGGAAATGCTCATCAATTTGAAATGGCAAAGAAAACTGAAAAATCTATAATTACTATCAACAATTTAGCACAGTATCCATTAGCTCCTAAAAATATTAGTTATTCTTTAAATTTAGATACTGGAATAGATTCGAATAGTGAAATAATCTCATTTAATAATATAATAAATATCAATCCAAATGACATATTAAAAATTGATGACGAATATGTAAAAGTTAGTACGGTTGGATTGGGAACAAATACTAATGGACCAATTATAAACTCTGGCACAAAAAATTTAGCACAAGTTGAAAGAGCATTCTTTGGATCCAAATCAATAAGTCACAGTACAAGTTCTACTGTAAA